ATCAAACGGCACAGAGAGTGCAAGCACAACAACGACGCTAAACGTAAAAGCAGGTTGGACAAACACAGTCGTAGCCAGCATTGACACGGTAACAGCAAGTTATCTGTATCAACTCATAACGACGCAATTGCCAACCTTGCCAGCACCCTCGAACACTGACTCATCTTGGTATTTCCCAACGACTGGAAACACTTCAATAAGCGCTGCCGGTGCTATAACAACAGACTTAACAACATTCACATTCCAGTACAGGAATGATGTGGCTGGTACACTGACGGCATACACGATCACTTGGCGTAATGGTGATATAAGTCCGGTAATTAGAACTAAATTTAGGCGGTTCCCTTGGCAGCCGTACTACCCACTTTGAGGGATTAATTGTGCAGTCATACGAAAATAGACAGAACATAGAGAGGGGCCTGGGTACTGGTATTAACCTTGATGCCTGGGGTCGTCAGAAAGTAGTTTTGGATTATTCATTACTGCACGGCGTTTTTACTTATGACGTACCTAATAGGGTGTGGGAAGAATATTCTGTGACTAGTGGAGTGTATGCACCACTTCCACAGACTGGCACGCTATGCTCGTCGGTCAATAACATCTTAGAGGTGGCTAGCGGAACAGTTTCAGGTGATGGTAGCGCGCTATTTTCTAAGCGTCACCCACGCTATCAGCCCAACAGAGGCCATATATATTCAGTATCTGTCATTTTACCTTCGCCAGAATTAGATGCTGTTCGTAGATTTGGTATATTTAAAGATGATAACGGGGTGTATTTTCAGCTTGAAGGCGATGGTGTTGGCTGGACTATGTACGCTGTGCGGAAGTCAAACGGCGTAGAGGAAAACAAGCAGGACATAACGAGCTTGCTCCCCGCTACTTTTGATCCCTCAAAAAACAACGTATATGACATTCAGTATCAATGGCGTTCCGCTGGCGATTATTATTTTTACGTCAATTTAGCTAAGGTTTACCAGGAGAAGAATCTAGGAACGCTCACTGAGGCCTCGATTAGACAGCCTGGATTGCCAGCTGGGTTCGAAAGCATAACAAATACAACAACTAATGCGCTTCTTAGGGTCGGGTGCGTTGATGTGTCCAGCGAAGGCGGCAAGCTCGAAGGACGCCAATTCGAATCAATAACTACCGGATCATCATTGATTACAGCTACAAGCACTGGAACTGCCATGATCGGGGTGAAGATCCCTAGATTGGTAAGCTATGGCGGTGGCAGTATAGAGAATACGAGGGACATAGTTGCTAGTAGAGTTTCATCTTGGACTAGAGACGAGGCTGCGGTACAGATTTACGCAGTTAGAGATACAGAGGCTAGCAATTTAGATGGCCTAACTTGGACAGCATTTCCAGACTCCACAGCTCAATACTTAATAGGCGGAAATGCTTCATTACTCGACAATGCCTTTCAGCTTGATCGCGGTAGTATGCAATTGATACTAAGCGAGTGGGATGATATCGAGCGCAAGAATGTTATTGTCAATCCTGACCAAGCGGTCGCACCTTTCTATATTACAGCAGGTGACATACTCGTTTGTGCCATACAAACTTTTGCTGGTAACGACAATAGTTCAGTTACGCTATACTTGAGTGAGGAGGTATAGACTATGGCTAGATATGGCAGCTACACACCGAAAGGCACATATGATGCAGGCGATACTTTGTTGGTGCAGGTATCAGCAGGCGACATCAATCGTTTAACTCAGAGCGCAATGGAAGCATACATAGAGTCAATCGTAACGCCATTAGTAGGATTTGAGGTGGCTAGCGATGGAGGTGTATTCGCATACAGCCTGAAATCAGGAGTAAGTCAAGTTGCAGCAGGCGCGGCAGCTTATGAATTATGGGTTGACACAGCAGACCAAACCATAAAACTAGGTGTTTAAGGCAGTGCGGGCCAATCCGCATTTAAGAGGTAATTGATATGGCAGGCAGACCCAAGCATTCACACAAGTGTACTGAGGAAATCATAGAGAAATCAAAGGCTTACGTCGATGGCGGGTTCATGGAAATGGATCAAGAGGTACCGACAATTGAAGGCCTCTGCATGTATATCGGTAAAGCCAGGAGCACCGTCTACGATTGGGCAGCACGTGATGATTGTCAGCAATTTTCGGACATATTGGAGCTTTGCAACCAAAAGCAAGCAGTTATGCTGATCACTGGCGCACTTAGGAATGACTTGAATGCGAATATCTCAAAGCTAATGCTAGGCAAGCAAGGGTACAAGGAAAGCAAGGAGACAGAGATTAGTGGTAAAGATGGTGCGGCACTAGGGCCAATCATATTACAGCCGGTAGCGCCTCGTGAAGCCGATTGAATATCCAGAGAAGCTGACACCTATATTCACCAAGCCAAAGCGTATAAAGATCATGGTTGGCGGTAGGGGTGGTGCCAAGTCAATATCAGTAGCATCGGTACTGGCAGCAGAGTGCGCTAAAGGCAAAAAGATAGCTTGCGGTCGAGAGTTCCAAAACTCTATGGATGATTCAGTACATCACTTGATAGAGAACAGAATAGAGTCAATCGACATACCAGGCTTTGAGATACAATCAAACAAGATCCTTCACGCATCCGGCGGGAGTGTTATCTATAAGGGCTTAGCCAGGAACCCAGAGTCAATCAAGTCTATTGCAGGCATTGATGTGTTCTGGGTAGAGGAGGGCCAGACATTATCTGAGAAGTCATTAAGTCTATTGGCCCCGTCTGTAAGATCCATTGAGTCAGGCGACAAACAGCCTGAGATCTGGATAACAATGAATAGGGGTAGTAGTAATGACCCTGTATCACAGAGATACCTCAAGCGAGCAGAGAAAGACCTGGCTAAGCATGGTTACTATGAAGACAAACACCTGATGGTTGTGCAGATTAACTACAATGACAATCCGTGGTTCCCGCCCGAGCTAGAATCTGAGCGACAAGATGATGACCTAAACCTGCCACGGGCCAAGTACCGACACATTTGGTTAGGCGATTACTCGGATGAAGTAGAGAATTCAATTATACTGCCCGAGTGGTTCGACGCGTGCATTGATGCTCATCTAAAAATGAAGTGGAAGCCAACAGGTAAGAAAGTGGTATCGCATGACCCCTCTGATCTTGGTAGTGATGACAAGGGTTTGATAATGAGGCATGGCAGCTTATTACTTGATGCGCAGTCTATTAGTACTGGTGACGTTAATGAAGGCCTAGACCAAGCCACAGGCTACGCAATACGAAACAATGCTGATGCGTTTGTGTGGGACGGTGACGGGTTAGGTCTAAGTCTGAGGCGGCAAGTAGCTGAGAATCTAAGCGGCAAGAACATCGAACAAATCATGTTCAGGGGTTCAGAGGGCGTAGACCATCCTGAAGCTATATACGAGCCAACGAACGAAGGGGCGCAAGGCCGAAGTAATAAGCACTCGTTCTATAATAAGAGATCGCAATACTATTGGATGCTTCGAGATAGATTCTATAACACATACAAAGCAATCAAAGATGGGGTCTATATCAACCCCGATGACCTGATCAGCATATCGAGTGAGATTGACTGTATAGATTTACTACGCTCTGAGTTATGCCGTATACCAGAAAAGCCTAACGGTAATGGCAAAATACAGATCATGCGAAAGGATCAAATGAAGACCGCAAGCCCGAATCTATCTGACTCGATTATGATGTCTTTTGCATTACATGGTAAAATAGCTAACATTAATGCGGTTAAGCCGCGTCCCATGCGTGTATACGGGCGGAAATAATGGAACTAAAAGAGATTACCGAAAAGATCAGTCGAAGCGCAGGCCGAACGTCTGCTACACGTGATGAATCTAGCCAGATGCTGGTATTCGGGCGCGAAAATCAATGGGCTGATGATTTCGGTGATCATGTTCGAACTCGATTTCGCGGTCAGTTCGACATTATCAAACCCCGCAGAAACAAGATCCTTGCAGAGCTTTGGGCTAATCCCGCAAGTGTTTCATTCAAACCTCGCGACGGTGCAGATCCTGATGCTGGTGGTACGTTGGCGGGATTATACAGAGCTGATGTAACCCAGCGCGGCGAGGAAGCTTATGAGACCGCTGTAATGGATATGGTGGACTGTGGTAACGGTGCGTTTCGATTGGTAACAGAGTACGCAAGTAAGTTTAATGATCTCGATGACACATTGCGCATCGGTGTAGCTCCAATCAATGAAGCGAACAACCGTGTATTTTGGGATGACAACTCGACAAATAAAGATCGATCGGACGCCATGTGGTGCTGCATCTTGACCCCGTTTACCGAGTCCGGGTGGGAGCGGTACTGTGATCAAATCGGGGTTGATTATGAAGAATACAAAAACCCGTCAGACTTTATGAGCCCGTCCAGCTCATCTATTGGTGGTGGGCGCCGTGGTGGAAAGAAAGAAGAATTTAATATTGGTGAGTTCTATTTCAAAGAAATGAAGCGGGAGCGTGTGGTCATCTATGAAGACCCATTTGGTCAGCGCAAGGCTTATTACAAGTCAGAGATCGAAAACGTTAAAGACGAGCTGGTGTTGGCTGGGTTTAATGAGATCGGCCGAAAATGGAAAGACCGCTATGTTGTTAAGAAATACATTTGCACGGGTCGCGACATAGTTAAAGAAACTGAGGTGGCCGGCGAGTATATCCCTGTCATTCAGTTTTTTGGCGACTGGTCATTTGTTGAGGGCCGTGAAGTATGGCGCGGTATCTATCACGACGCTCAAGACCAACTAAGACTAAATAACGCATTAATGAGCTACTTAGCTGACATCGTTATGCTTGGCCCAAGGGAAAAAGACATATTTCTACCTGAGCAGATCATGGGTCATGAATGGATGTATCAGGACTCAGGTGTCGATAATGACTTACCTTACCTATTACAAAACGCTGTTGGACAAGATGGCAGCCCGTTACCGCTTGGCGCTGTTGGTAAGCAGACCCCCCCGGGAATGCCACCAGCATTGACACAATTAATGACATTGATTAAAGAGAATACCGCAGAGGTTACAGGCGGCTCGATGTCGATGGATCAAATGATGTCCAGCCAAGTTACTGAAGGCCAAATTAGGGCAGCTCAACAGTCATCTAACTTGGAAGCGTTCTTGTTCCAAAACTCCGCTGCACTAGCAATGAAGCATTGCGGTCGTGTCTATGCGTCAATGGCTCAGGAAATCCACGTAATGCCTCAAGAGGCCACTATTGTCGGGGAAGACGGCACAGAGCAACAAGTTATGATCATGGAGACTGTATTCGATGAGCAGACAGGAGAAGAGGTTGTATTGAATGACCTAACCAAAGGTTCGTTCGATGTGTACGTTGATACTGGGCCTAGCTATATGACTCAGCGTGAGCAGTCTCAAACAGAGCTTAGATTGCTTGCAGGTGAGTTGAAGGGCACCCCAGAAGGTCAGCTTGCTTTGCTTAGTTACTTGGCAACTTTAACGGGGCCAGGATCTGACGGTATGGCTAAATACGCTAGACGTCAGCTTGTTATTCAAGGCATTGAAGAGCCTAAGACCGAAGAAGAAGAGGTAATGATTGCTCAACTACAACAGCAGCCGCCACAGCCAGATCCAGCTATGGTAATGGCTTTAGCAGAGCAGGAAAAAGGTCAGTCGGATAAAATTACAGCCATTTCAAACGCACAGAGCAAGGCTACTGACAACCAGATCAAAGCATATAAAGCAGAAACGGAGCGAGTACGAGTGTTGGCTCAAAACAATCTATCGCAAGCACAAGCAGAAAAGGCAGCTAGTGAAGTCACTGGTAATGAGCTGGATAACGTCGGGAAGGTAGCGGCTGCACTCATGCCAGCACCAATGCGTGTGCAATAGACTAAAACTATTATATAATCAAGTAATGCCAGTCGTGGGCTATCACGATAACCGAACATAGCGGCCATCTATGTCACCTAGTAAAGAGGTTAACCTTTATGTCAGAAGAGCAGAACGAAGAGATTCAAGCAGAAGAGACTGAACAGCCGACCACTGATGTAGTTGAGGCTTCCGAAGAAAGCACAGAGGAAGAGCAAGGCGAGTTCGAATTAGTCTTGGAAGGCGAGGAATCTAAACCCGCAAACCCAACACCTGATCAAGCGTTGTACCATAAGTTTCGTAAAGAAAAAGGTAAACGTCAGGAAGCACAACAACAGGTTAGTGAAGCGCAGAAACAGATTGATGAGTTACGTCAGGAATTAACGGCACTCAAAGGCGGTCAAGCCCAGGCAGTACCAGCGGCTCAGACCACTTACAGTGGCCCCATATTTCCTGATAAGTACAGTTCTGATATTAATGGCGATGAAGCAAAGTATCAGTCAGCTGTACGCAAGTACTATCAAGACGTTGAAGCGGAGAAGGCACAGAAGCAACAGCAGGCAGAGCAAGCACAGCAGTTCCATCAACAAGTGGATGCTCAAGCCAAAGCAATGGCGGATCGAATAACTAAGTTTTCCCAGGAGAACAAAGTCGATCTGAATGCCACGGCTGACGCGGTAGCTAATGTGACCAATGAAATTGACCAGTTGACTGGGATTGAGTCTAGCGGCTTGTATCTATTTGATACTGTTGGCCAAGGCTCTGAAGCGGTGGCGTTTTACTTTTCGAAAAACCCAGGAGCATTTGCAGAGTTCAAAGCAACTCTACAGAGCGATCCGACGGGAATGAAAGCAGTGACTAAGATTGCGCAGCTTTCGGCAACACTTAAACCAAACAGACGTAAACAAACTAAGACCCTTGAGCCAGATCAACCTGTAGTCGGTGATGGCAGTAGCCAAACCACACAGAACTGGCAAAAGAAATATGATGCAGCTAACTCTATGAGCGAAGCCTTGAAGGTACGCAGAGAAGCTAGAGCGGCAGGGGTCACGGTAAACTAAAAAGGTGATATATCATGGCTTTAAATAGTGGAAAAATCATTGCTACATTTTACGACGAGGCTTGCGAACAGCTTGAGAAATCAATGCCTGTTACTGAGTTGGTCGAAGTTGATTCAGTTGATATCAATACTCAACAAAACGCCAATGACATTTACTGGCGCAATGTTGAGCAACAGCGTCCACTACTTGTAGGGCGCGACCAGACAGGTAATGAAACCTCTGGCATTGAACAGGCTTACCCATTACAAATTGATGCTCCTCGCGGTGATTTCATGGAGTACAATATCTCTGAATTGCGTGATGAGGGCTTTATGAAGCGTTCTGTTCGTGCTTCTAAGACTCGTATTGCTGGCGATATGGAATCTCGTATCGTTGCAGAGATCGCAGATAAAGGGTCGCTGTACTACGAAGAAAGTTCGGCTGATTTTGACTTTGTAGCTCAAGCAGATACGATTCTGACTGAACGACAATCTTACGTTGGTGATGGCACAACTTTCTTGCTTGATCCTCGGACTTCACAGCTTGTGGCGGGTAACTTGGCATCACGTACCGTGTACCCGAATAACCGCTCTGAAGAAGCTTATGCAACTGCAATGGTTGGCGAGAACGTAGCAGGCTTTGACGTTTATCGTAACGCCTACGCTGGTACAGTTGTCGCTCGTCAGAATGCAACCACTACCACAGTGGCATCTGATGTAACTGAAGTTCCAGCAGGCTTCCAGACTGTCTCGGGCGCTCCGCAGAACATCGATTATCGATCAGGCGTTGTAAGCTTAACTTCTGCGGCTAACTATCAAGTCGGTGATGTGATTACTTTCGCTGGCGTTAACTCTGTTAGCCAAGTTGATAAGACAGATACAGGCCAGTTGATGACTTTCCGCATCATCGCTGTAGATACTAACGATATCACTGTATATCCTAAGCCTATCGCAGCAGACCAAGCGGGCATCACTGACGAGCAGGCAGCCTACGCCAATATTTCAACAGCTATTGTTGCAACTATGGTTGTAAGTAAAGTCAATGCTAACGGCGGGCGTGCTTCACAGTTTATGGCTAACGACTCAATCTGTGTTGTAAACGGACGTGAGCCGCTTGAATTACTGAGTGAGTTCGACGGCATGAAAGTGGAGCGAACAACTTTAAGTAACGGTATCGACCTGTATATGGCATACGATGCTAGTATCTCGACGTTGAATGCTCGTGTTCGACTATTCACACGCTACGGTGTCGTGAACAAAGATCCAAGCCGAAACGGTAACGCAGTTAAGATATAATGTTGACGGGGGCTTTGGCCCCCTTTTACTAGGATTGAATATGATCACATTATTCACTACAGATCCAGATGACGGCTGCTATCAAGTTGATGGCGCATGGTGTCGACCAGTGCATAACCATGAGGTCGAACCATTGCTTGCTAAAGGCTGGTCAAAGACTCCGAACATTGAAGTCGCTGATAAGCCGAAAGCTAAGAGTATGGTCGAGCAAGCGTTAGAATTGGGCATTGAGGTAGAGCAGGACGGTAAGCCGGTACACCACAAAACACTAGCCAAGTTGATTAAAGATGCTAACGAAAAGTAATTTTGCAGAGCGCGTTCTGAGGCTTCTTGCAGTGAATACTAACTTCACTGAGGCCACGCCAGAAGAAACACAAGACGTGCTCAAATATACAGAAGATTGGTTTTCTCAGAATTCAGCTATTGGCCGTCGAGTCAGCTGGTATTCAGAAGACAACCCAGACCCTGCCAGTGAAACAGGTTTACCTTCTTGGGCTGTACGCGGTGCTGTTGCTTCGGTTGCTGTTGATGTTGCTCCTTATTTTGGAAAAGAGGCATCACAATCAACTAGGGCTATGGCTGCCAGTGGAATGCAAACAATCAACGCTCGAACAATATCAACTCAACGAGTCAAGTATCCTAATCGCATGCCACTTGGCCAAGGCAATGGCTCAACTTACGGCGGTAAGTATTACGAGTATTACGACAATATCCAGACGTTTAATGACTTCCTAGAAGACGATGGCGGAGAGGAAATAACAGAGTGAAGCTACCTCTCATCAAGGGTACCCGAACCGACTTGGATGCTGAATGGCGTGATGCGCTGCCGCTAAACATGGTTGGCTTTGTCCAGGATTCAGCAGGCTCGCCAGGGTTCTTACGTACCCTCGATGGCCTTGAGGCCTTTGCCACTGGCCAGGGTATCGATAGAGGTGGTTACTGGTCAGACAATTTCCAGACACACGTTAGAATTAGTGGCAATAAAATCATAGAGTTAGACCAGTTCGGGAACGTTACAGTCGATGCTGACATTGACAATGATCTAGGCGGTAATGAGCAAATTAAGTTCGCCTCGTCATTTAACTCAATAGCATTTATAGCTGACGGGAATTACCAGCGATATCTACCAAATGACCCCCCAGGCGCTAAACTGCAAGATAGGTCACGTCCAGGTGGTGCAGATCCACTCATAGACTTAACTTGGATCGATGGCTTTTACATCTTTACTGACGGCACAAATCTATATAACACCGACATTCTGGCAGAGCAAAATTTTGATGCTACGTTTGCTGGCTCTGACTTTGCGCCCGATAAGATTGTTGGCCTAGAAAAGACTACAGACAATAAACTGATGGTGTTCAATAGGTACACCACAGAACGCTTTTACAATGACCCGAATAGAACGTCATTCCCATTTTCACGCATAACTAACGCAGCAATCCCGATTGGTATCGTTGGGCCTAGAGCCAAAGCCAATATTGGGGATGGTCGCTTTTTTGTGTTCGGTGGCTCTAAAGAAAAATCACCATCGTTTTACATACTAACCAACTCATACACCAATGTAGCTACTCGTGAAATAGACTCAATCATCGATACTTATTCCGATGAAGACCTAGAAAGCATGTTGATTGAATACCGCGATACACGAGATCAGCAGCTTATTATATGCCACTTGCCGAACGATGTTTTAGTTTATGACTACACCTTTTCTCAGCGATCTGGCCAGAACATCTGGTACCGCTGGAAGAGTGGCGGTGAGACTTATAGAGCTATCAATGGTGTGTATGACCCCAGGACAGTATCTAGTGCGGCGTCAGCGTGGATTTATGGCGATAAGCAAGACACGACTATTGGTAAGCTAAACCGAACGTTATGCACGCAGTACGGTGCCGACCTCCAATGGGAATGCTACACGCCGATAGTTAAGGTTGGTCGAACCATTAATGAAATGGAAGTTGATACAATCGCCGGAACCAACACAACGGCAAGCCCCAGTATATTCGTGTCAACTACCAAAGATGGCTTTGCTTATGGGCCAGAAAAAATAATATCGACAGGTGGCCAAGGTAATTACACGCAAAGAGTCATTGCGCGGCGACTTGGCTATTATCCGCATTACTTTGGCTTGAAGCTTCGCGGGTTCTCCTCAGATGTAACGACATTATCGGGGTGCGAACTAAGATGAGCAGACAAGACCACCTAATAAGTTACTTTGATTTAGAGCAAGCCGGTTGGCCTGCACACATTGCTGATGATTACCTGGGGTTAAAGCGTGAGTTACAAGCTGTGACTGGCACTGCCGCTGATCCAAATGGTAATTTTACGGCAACACTAAACGGCTTTTACGTAAACACATCAACAAATCAACTATGGTTCAGTCCAGCCCCAGGCACAGACGATGAATGGATCCAATTGATATGATAGACTTAACCTATTAACTAGGGGTTCGATATGGCGTTACCACTATTAGCATTAGGTGCAACAGCTGGTCTAGTCGGTAGTATGTTCGGAGCACAAGGCCAAAGCCAGAGAGCGCAAGAATTGCAACGCGCTTTAGAGCAAGGCCTTATCTCCCTGGATGAGTACCAGCAGCAGGCGCAGCAGTTCATGATGGAGCAAGCTGGCCAAGCTCAGGAGTTACTTGCCCCTGGCCAACAGGCTTACGCCACAGGATTGGAACAGTACCAACAGTTTCTTGATTCCACAGCTCAAGATGAATACGCACGCGGCTATATGTCCAGTGATATCGGTCGTCGGATGGCTGAACAGGCAGAGCAGACCACTGCCAGAACAGCGTCAGCCACTGGGGCATTAAGAACATCAGATACTGTTAATGCACTGGCGGCTATCAGGCCTCAAATTATGCAAAATGCTGTTGGTCAACGATTCGCAGGACTTCAAAACCTCGTTGGGATGGGTGCGCCAGCGATTCAGCAAGGCGCTAACATTTACTCTAACCTGGGCTCGCAAGTCGGCAATCAGCTTTATGGTATCGGCCAGGCAAGATTAGGTGCGGCCGGCACTATGGGTGAGGCGGCAGGCAGTGAGCGTTCAGCTTATACTGATGCAATAGCGGGTGGCATATCTGATCTAGGTGGCTTGGCAATGTACCAGGAGCTGACATGACACAACAATATGGATTAGGCCGAACAATGCAGGTTGCTCAGGGCTTAATGAGCCTAAAAGAGCAAGCAGATCAGGCACGTCAAAATCGTGAATTAGCTCAAGCAGAACAACAAATGCTTGGCGCTGAAACTGATATTGCTCAGCAAAAGCGATTACAAAAACTCCAGGAGCTACAAGCTAAACGTGAGCTTGAACTGTATCAAGGTTTGTCACAACTGCCCTACGAGCAACGTCAGCAAGCCATCGCTAATCAAGCTGATAGATATGCACAGTTTGGCATAAATCTAGGCCAGATCACACCAGAAGACCTGACAGATCAATCATTATCCCAGGGTATCGCTACACTATCGCCATTAGCGGGTGTTGGCGTTCCCCAGCAAGAACTAAGCGCATTCGCTAAAGACCTGCAAGCGGCTGGTATGCAGCCAGGAACACCAGAATTTAAAGAAGCGGTTGAAGATCGTTATAGCAAAGGTCAGGCGGCTGGATTGACTGCTCTTAGAACTTTAATCAACCCAGATACCGGTAAGCCAGAAGAGGCCATTATTGACCTCAGATCCCAGGAGGTTAAATTCCTTGGCGTCAGCCCTGCTAAAGATGCACCGACAGGCTTTGACCGCATTGGTGAGTTCGAATCACCTGAAGAAGCTAGGCAGTTATTATCTGGCGCCAATAGTCAGCAATTGGCAAACGCTGGTTATGCCATGCGACTTGGTGAGTCAAACAACCAACTGTCTGAAATCGAAAGCCGTATAGACCCGACAAGTAGAGCTATAAGAGCAGCATTAACGCCTAGTGGTGATGGCTTTATAGGCTTCTTTGGATCAATGACCGATGAAGCTGCAAAGCGAATGCTGACTCCAGAGGAGCAAGTCTACGTATCTCAGGCCACAGAGTTTGTTCGAGCTGCCTTACGTAAAGAGTCAGGCGCTGTTATCGGTGCTGATGAGGCTAGTGAAGAAATTAAGAAGTACTTTCCAATGCCTGGAGACTCGCCCGAAGTTATTGAAAGCAAGTCTACATTGAGGAATAGGAAGATCAGGGAATTAGCCCTACAGTCTGGCGGTGCTTTTGAGGCCAATATGTACTTGACTATGCAAACACCTGATGGCCAAGTTGAAGTTCAGACAGAAGAAGTTCAAGAGGTTCAGCAACCGCAAGGCATGGCACCCGATGCCGTTGATGCCTTTATCATGGAGCAGCTATCTAAATGACCCAGCAAATAGATAGGCAGGCCGTTATTGAGCGTGTTCGCCAAAGACTTATCGATGGCACCCTATCGCAAGAAGAGGCCGCAAAGGTTTTACAGTCATTACCGGCTGAAGCTCAGCCTGTTGCGCCTCAACCGGTTACACCTACTGCACCTCAACCACAAGAGAATATGGGTTGGCTGGAGGGTTCCATTAAGGGCGCTTTACAGGCACCGAAAGAATTCGTCAAGGGTGTAGCTGGAGGTTACGAAACAGTTGCAACACTTGGCACCGCTGCACTTGCTGAACCTGTATCTGGGTTGGTTGGGCTTGCCTCTATGCCGTTCGTAGGTGCTGAAAGGGCTGGCGGTGTGGTTAGGTCAGTGCAAGAAGGAATGATGTACCAGCCGAGAACAGAATCAGGGCAACAAATACTTGGCGCTGCTGGCGCTGCCTTAGCGCCAGTCGGTAAAGCCTTTGATGTTGCAGAGCAAGCGACAGGTGATGTTGGTTACGCTATAGGTGGCCCAGCTCTAGGCGCTGTGAGTGCTGCAATACCAGCAGCGGTTACTGAAATACTTGGCCTTGGCATCGCTAAGAAAGCCAAGAAAGCTGCGTTAGTTGATGAGGTTAGACGCACAGGTGCTGATAACGTCCTTACGCCAGAAGTTAGGGAAGCATTAAGAAAGCAAGATTTTACTGACGCTGATATAGATGAAATAGCTAGTATCGACGCTGATCAATTAGAGCGATTGCAACGGTTCCAAGAGGCAGGGGTTCAACCTACTCGTGGAGATATATTGCAAACCACTGAAGCGCGTCGAGCAGAACAACAACTTATGGAAACGGCCACGGGTGAAGCGCCAGCACGTATGCGCGGCCTAATGGTTGAAAAGAGCCAAGACCTAGAAAGTCATTTGCGTAGCTTTGTTGACCGTAACATCGACAATGACGCATTAGGTGCATCAATCAAAGATGCCCTAACAGACCGCAAGCGCATGACTAAAGACCAAGCAAAGGCAGCCTATGCAGCATTAGCCGATACCACTGAAGGCATGGACACCCCCGTCCTGCTTGATGATTATCGAGCATTTCCAGAAATGCCAAATGACTTGGACTTGAGTAACATAAAAGCAGAGTTCCCAGCACAGTTTGGGAATATGGAAAAGACACTTGCACGGTTTGGGTTGAGTGATGATGCCACGGCACTGGCAGCGTTACAGCGTGAAGGCCTGGACATAACACCACTAAGTGTTGGTAACTTTGAGAGCTTACAGCAATCACTTAATCGGATATCAGCAGCAGAACAAACGGGCAGTATGTCTCGCGTTGTCC